CTGAGTGCGATCCGCTTCCCACTTAGGAGTAGTGAAGTCAAAATCAGAATGGCTTACAAACTCAAGCATACGAGTATTGTACGCGTCAACGTAGCTTGCAGTCTGTCCAAGATCAGCCACAACCGCCGCACCGTCAAACATTACATTGGCAAAGCCTTTTCCTGCCAGGTCTTCATCAGCGTAACGAACCAACGACTGCAATGAACCTTCATAACCGTCTTTAATGGTCTGAGTCGTCATATACAGATCAGGCATTCCTTCAGTGTTGGTATCAACAATGGCAGGGAGTCTGATTGCCTGGAAACCTTTAAAGTTACCAGTAGTCGCGCTTGAGGAGTTATTGGAAGACCAAATAGAAACGTCATCCTCTTTAATCCCACCATAAGCTGTTGACGATGTGCCACTGAAAAGAGCAGCAGCGCCCACAAAGCCCTGAACGCCATCAACTACATCATTCAGATAAATACCAGCGCCCATTTTACGGCGAATGGTTTTCTGCATATTGGCAAACTTAGCAGCAACAAGATTGACAATTGCAGCCTCGCCGTTGTTCTCGACACGATCAAGCAAATCAACCGTCTGAGCAGCAAAATAACCGCCCCAAGGATAATACGCCTTGTTGTGTGTTTCTGTTTTGGTGGTAGGAATCAAAGTACTATTCCCGTAAACACCAGAGTGTGCAGCACCATGCTCCAGCGGGCAGTCAACATACTTACCGCCGTCAACCTTGCGCTTTGCATCCATAAGTTTCATGAGCAGAGCATTTGACCGAAAATAAATATCAGTGGGCTGCCCGAGTACATACGTGTTTGTTAGTGCGTTGAGTTCATCAATTGTAAAAGCCATTTCTTACCTCTTATCCTGGAGTCGCAGACCGCAGACCCTTTAAGGTCTTCAACATTGCAGCCGTTGCCTCGTTATTGTTTTTGAACGGTTTAGTAACCTGCGGAGCATTGGCAGTGCCGCCTTGTTTCCCAAGTACTTTTCCTCCTGCCGTTTCCGCGCCTTTTGCTAATTTAGCGCCCATTTCCTTTGCAGCCTCGACCTTTGCTTCCCATTCCGTTGTCACCTGCGCCGCTTTCTCATCGGCCTTAAACTTATGGAATGCTGTGTAATCATCCATCAGTGGATCTTCATCAAGGTACGGTTGCAAAGCACCGCTTGACTGAATCCCCTGGTAATCCGGATTTTTTTGCATGAAACTGGTCTGTGCTTTTGAGATATCGCCCTGCCTCTGTTGCTCCGTGACTTGTTGCATAACTTTTGCAACTGTCATATTGCTGTTGAGTGCTAAGGCTTGTTGCATACCGTCTTGGATCTCGATTTCGCCGCTGTCCATCTTTTGATAGATGTCAGCAAGCTGTTGTTCCTCGCCCGGCCCTTCCGGCTGCTTGTTCATCTCGGTAAGTTGCGCTCGTAATGCACCAATTTCGTTTGACTGCTTACCTATCATTGCTTGATTGGCTGTCATCATCTGCTCGAATTTGGCTGATAAGTCATTGCCTGGAGTCGTAGCTTTGTCCTCAACGGGTGCTACTTCTTCGACTTTGGCTTCTACTTCAGGGGTTGGTTCGACGTTATCCACCGGGTTGATGGGTTTCGATCCTGCCGCCATTTGTCCTTCTTTCATTCGTTCTCTCCAGGGGCCATAAAGGTTTTCCCTTCTGTTAAGCTGAGTATTCAGCTATATGATTCTTTTTGAGATAGCGATTGTATTCACCTCTCGTTGTTATTTTGTGCTTGTCTCTTGAGTTCTGCAAACAACCTAATGTTTCAGGGTGTCTCATCCATGCTGGCATGTCATCACCAAGAACAAAGCTGGGTGATAAAACCTTGCCCGCTTCTCCCCCGCATATACAGGGGACGGTATCAGGTTTATCACCTATTTTAAAAAAAGCCTCTTGTTCAGTACCGCACTTCTTGCATCTGTAATCGTATATTGGCATTATGATAATCCTACTGAGCCAAGATTAAGAATAATTGCAAACCGTGTAGCAGTTAATCCTATAAGCACAAGCGTTTCACCTGCTGCGTTAAACGTAGCAACATCATTTGTCCCGTCAAAAGTACCAGCAGTGAGTGTCACTGTGTGTCCATCTGTCCCAGCATCTATTTGAGTTATGGTAAGTACCCTTCCTGGTGCTGGAGCAGCCAGAGTCAGCTCAATTTTAGTGCCTGAAGAATCAAGTGTGATAAAAGAAGAATCAGATACTGCACCTGAAATGATTACAGCATCGGGAATATACACAGTGCCGTCGGTACTTTGCACTCCACTTACTTCTCCACTTATTGCAGCCTTTACCGCTTTCTGCGTAGCTACTCTCGCATCACTGTCTGCTGTCATCGCAGAATCAGTATCAAGATCCACATAGTTTAGACCTCCGCCCACACAAACTATCTGATTACCTATCATTTCCCTGCTCCCTGAGCTTGTGCGCCCGTTTGTGGTTGTTTAGCAAATTCCATTAATTGTTGCATTGTCTCAATCGGTACTCCAGCGTCAACAAAAGCCTGTGCAGCCTGGTCGAGCATGTCGCCACTTTCAGCCATCCTTTCGATTATCCGTTTAGAGTTCGGGAAGTTCGATACATCCAGCACCGCTTGTGCATCAATGATCCCCTTATCGAAAAAGTCAATTGCCTGTTCTTCGACCTGCAATGAGGTCTGTGTGATGGTAGAGCCACTTTCAACCACGTATTGAAACTTCCTGTCTATGAAATCATTGCCTTTTATGCCTGTTACTTCGTCGTCCACTTTGATTGTGTCAGTAACAACGCCGAAATTCTGGAAGAATGATATCGCCATCCGACCACGTTGCCTGATAAGATAATCAACCATCCTGATTTTATGTCTCATCAACACTTGATTGCGCTCTTGCAGTGCTACAATTGCCGAAGCTGCTACAATCCTGTTCGGTGTGTCGCCACGGTCTGCGTCTTCAATTTGATAAACCCGGTCAAATATACTAAGCAGCATATCAAACAGCCTAATTGTGTCAGAAGGCAATGATGGAACCTGAACATATCTAATGTGAGCGCCAACAGCGCCATTGGTGGGCTGAATAACGAGTCCGGGGTTGTTATTAAGATCAGCAATAGAAACGCCTGAATCTCTCGGTAAAACCAACGGTGGTAGCATTACCCTAGCCAAGTATCTATACATCCTGGAAAGCAACTCGGATATTTTTTCAACCAGATCACCAACTTGTTCTGCTGCTGCAAAGCCCCATGGGGAGGTGGTATCTCGATAGCTTACCGCTGTGCTGTACGGAAAATGGTCAAACAAATAGGTATTAGCCTGCTGTTCTCTTGTTAGCGCCGGGTTGACATTGGGGTTTTCCATATCGGCCAAAACAAGCTCACCATTATTTGACAATGTGACTACCCGTATTCCGCCGGGGTATTTCTTGCGTCTTGTCTTTACGCCCTGATCATCTGTTTCAGCATCAAGCATCGTGTTATCACGTACAAAAAGCTCAACAACTAAAGCTCTATCTCCGTAACCCTGTGTATCTGCTCTGGTGTGCATCGTCTTACTGCCATAAACCGAAGTAGTTGTCCGGCCTATCCTTGATATTCTTGGCCGGTTCTCTTCCCGGTCTTCACCGAGTGTTGAATACACATCATCACGCTCGGTTGTATTCTCTTCTAGGCCATACATTGCGTCAACTTCATCCGGTCGCATTGCCGAAGCCATGCCAGCAAAGGGTGCATCGTTGGGAGCTCGCCAATTGCCGGGAGCGATAACATATGAATAAGGGTCAACGCTGATTATATCAGCTTCACTCGTTTCTTTATTCAGCACAGCTTTTTCAATGACAATTCCGTATGTTTCCATATTCAGCGCTGAGTCAACCAGAGTGCTGATCTGCTCGGTAGTACTCCACCAATCTTTCATCCTGACGGTTACTTTTTTGTCTGAATCATCTGGAACCGGATTGCCTTGATCATCTAGTATTGGATTGCCTTGTTCATCTTTAAGATACGCTCCATCGAGGGAAACAACCTCAGCCGATGGGTTTTTAGCGGTCAGGTTGGCTACTGTGCGTTGGGTATTGCTGAATATCAAGTTTGCCAAGACAGCGTTCTTGTTCTTCAGTCCCTTATTAACCGAGCCACCACGCCATATCTTGTGATTCTCAAACCAGCGCTCTTTCAGGTTGAGTCGGGTCTTCTCTTCTTCCGAGGCGGTGAAACAGTTTTCCCAGAACCATCTGCCAACATCTGCATGACCCTCAGGTGGCAGGTTTGAAAACGTCCAATTATCCATTGTAATCCGGGTGTTTATATTTTATGTGATTTTTTAAACCACGAGCAGACATCTGTCGCTGACAAACCGGGCATGTTCTATCTCGTGGAATTTTGTTGCTATCATTGTCGTACTGCTCAAGGTCAACCCTGATCCCGCCACTGTTTGTATAAAGGTTCCCGCATTCTGGGCAGGACATATCACCAGTCGGGCAACTTACATCCTCGTAAAACGTAGACCATCCGTCATTCTTGTGCTTACTCTTCAAAACGAGCATATCGCCAGTTAGCGTTTTGTTCGGATTGAATTTCTTTGTTGTCTCGTAGAAGCGCCCAGAGCATGACGTGCAGATCATATCAGCCATTATTTACCACCTTTTAGCGAGTCTTTAGCAAGGCTCGGCCCCATCTTCGCATTCATCTTTTTGATTATGTCGGGCAGTCCTTCATCTTCGGTCTGTTCCTCAAAAGAGAACTCATCAATGTTGTGTGGCCCCGTAGACTTAGGTATCTTCGGTGCGAACAAAGTTTCGTGTGATTCCCTCTTTGTTTTGAACACCAGGTATCCAGTGCATATTGCAGACAGCAACATGAGCAGGCCCATGACTCCAGCCGAGGCCAGCATTAACCAGAAAATCTCTATTACTTTGATATCCATTATGTCCTTATGCTAAGTTTACAGCGCCGGCTGTGGCTGTGCCTGTTACTTGCAGCCAGTCCTGCTCTGCCTGAGTATATTGTTTTTCGGGAACGCTTGCAGAGACAGGATAGGAAAATGTTAGCGCAAGAGAATCAGCCCTATCAGGGCTTGACACCCCACGCTTCTTCATCGAGTCTTTGCTTTCAAGCTGCAACTTCCCCTTGTTGGTGTAAAAATATTCAGGACTTGTGAGATCGTCCAGCAACTCTTGGTGATTTGGGATGTGAGCCGACTTGATCCACTCGGCCATCTCACCCCACATCTCCATTCTTTTATTAAAATAGCGTTCACTGTCGGATTTTTTTGACGAATTGACCCCTACAACTTTGAAATTTAACTGCCTCAGCCGATCCACAACTCCAGAGCCTAAACCGATTTCATCGATAAACGTTGACGTTGGGTGCCACTCCATAATCTCTTGAGCGACAACATTCGCTACCTCCATGAGATTTTTACCACGCAGCACCATCTGCTCATGACAAAACAACCCCTGCCTGCGAGTTATTACCGTTGCATCGTCTCCAAACCTGGCAACATCGACGCCAAGTATTTTAGGCGCAAAGCCATAGGTTTGATCTTCCAGCACCCTTTGAGCTGCCGAGTTTGCCGAGTCATACCCGATAAGTTGGACAATTGACTCTTTTGGAAACAAGCCTCTCACTCTCACCCGGAAAAAATCGGAATCTTCACCAAAATCTTCTTCCCAGTCTTTTATCTGGCCCTGATCTGCGTATTTACAACTGCGTGTGTCCAGGTATTTGGTGCGCCAACGATGCTTTCTTTTGTGAAAACATTCGAAAAATGCACCATCCGATCTAGTCGG